TTACCAAATATACTCTTATGTGTACGCTCTAACACCCAACTATCAGCTTTCCAATCGCCACGATCTCCTGCTTTTTTAATATTTTGCAGCCTAAAACGTGCCGCCTCGCTTTCGGCTTGGCGTACCAACAAGGCAAAATTATCATCAGCACTCACCCATCTATTCAGGCTATCTAACGAAACTCCTGCACATTGAGCCGCTATCATTCTTGGATTGCCTTCCTTTAATAACTCTAGAATAGCATCCTTTGTCTCTGGAGTATCCTTCGCAAATCTCTGCACATGGTTACGTTTAGTCATCAAGGTTGCACTGTCTTTGGTTGCAATCTTTATTTCACCTTTTGCAACCTTTGCATTATGCTTGGCTACTTCTACAGCTTTCTGAGAACGTATCCATCCAAGCTTCCTTGCTCTCTTCTCGATAGCCTGTCTGCTGATATCAAAGTCTTTAGATACAACATAAGGCTTCTCACCTGATCTAATTCTATTTTCAATTTCTAACCAGTTGATACCTGGCTTTAGTTGTCCGTTTCTCATAATAAAAAAAAGTAGCCTAGTGGAGAATGACGAATAATCTACTAGGCTACCACAGTGATTTTAACTTCTCTCAAGGAAATATGAAATATTAAAAAAATAAATTTACTCTATTTTAATTAATTATGTGTCTAATTCTGGGCTTTTTGTCTAATAAAAAAACCTAACATATATGTTGTAATTTATGCTGCAATCTCACCAAAGCTAGAGTGTGCTTGGCTTTCGCAGTATCTTTATTACATGAAAAAAATGTAGAAATCTTCCTCCAAGATAGTTTTGAACCTCTTAACCATACAATTTTCCTGTCCTCTTCTGGCATATCCAACACCCATAACAATGCTTCATCACAGCGATCTATCATGTCATTTGAAGGTTTGATATTCACTGTGGTCTGATTATAGCCGTAAGCAAGATTTGCATCATTAGCATATTCAGGCCAGAAAGCCAGTTTCTGTTTTCTTATCGGAGAAGGAAAGCTGTGACATACCATAACCATTTCTTCCAGTCTTTCATACAATTCATCAAGCCCCATTGAACCACCTTATCTGATCTCTGTGTATCTGGTTTGTTTTTATCATTGCTACAACCTGCATAGCCTTGTCACTGTCTCGGTTAATCTTATCCTGAAATGCAGGCCCTGCTGTTAATACATCTTCAACCTTTAACTGGTATGTAACAGTTCCAAAGTTCTGTACAGGCTCGCTAACAACATCTACAGCCTGTATCATCTTTGTAAGGTAAGGCACAACTCTGTCAGCTTGTGTAATTGTTTCAGGCAATTTAAAGACGGCATCCTTTAAAAGCTTTTCCTTTTGTTTAACAACAGTAATGTTCTTGAAAGAAGAGAGGAGCATTGCAACTATACCTCTAGCCCTTTTATCTGGTACATCATGATTTATGAGCCTAGAAGCAGCAATATCGAATATTGATGGTTCTACGGCATTTGTTATTTCTTTACTTTGTACTTTCTTTACTTTGTAAGTTTCACTGATATCCATTTGTGGTAAATCCATTTGTGGTAAACAGTGAAATGGTTGATCATAAACGTGGTAAACGATTTGCGTGTACTTACCCTGATCTCTCATCACATCTTTCTTGACGTAACCATATTGAATTAGCTGCTTGATAATCTGATACACTTTATTGATGCCATAGCCAAATCTGTTTGCAATATTCTGTGCATTGACTTTCCAATCAGCAGGCTTTGATAACAAGTAGACTAACACTGCAAGACTATCACCAGATAACTTCTCATCATTGATCAGCTTGTTAGGCAAGGTAGAATAGTTTTCCTGCAATGTGGATTTGTTGATAAATGTTTCGGTCATACTTCGTTACCCCAGTAATCCCAACCATCTATCTTTTGTCTTGCAAAAAGTTCTATACGAGGCTTATCACCACAAAGTTCTACAATTTTATTTCTAATACAATCTGGTTTTTTACTGTGTTCAGTTCTTTCTGCAAAAACTAATCCTTTAACATTATTAGCATTTTTAATATTTTTCAGTTTACCCTTCATACCTATCAAACAAATTTCTGTAGATTTTAAAGTATAATGTCCAAAATTATAGCAATATGAACCAGACTTATATTTTTTGACCCAAGTAAAACCTATAGTTGCAAATCTAAATCCCCATGCATTTATAATTGAAAATGATCTTTCTAAATGACTGTCAGTAACCCATAAAAATAATATGCAATCTGGTTTAGTTATGTTTTCAACTGGTAGTGTGCATAATTGTTTATCAGACAAAGTTTCATATCTGTCGCTTACAATATTACCAAAGTCTCTATTACCACCTTGATATTTTTTATTTGGAAAATGATAAGGTGGATCAGCATAAATAATGTTATATTTTTTATTTGGAAAAGGTATAATGTCAGTCATCTTTATCCTTTGGTGTAGATATCACTAAACCACAGGCCCAACACTTCCTGACCTCTTCATCCTTGTTATCAAGCAATTCAACCAGGCACTTAGGGCATTTATTATTATCAAGTCTTACCTGTATCTCATCTCTGTCTTTAGCCATCGGCCCATCCAAGCTGCTTAAACAATGCCAACAGGGTTTCCATCCTTACAATGGCTACAGTTTCTTTAAGGTCATCTCTGGCAAATAGGAAATCGGCATTGTCCTGTTCCAGTGCCTTGTAGATATGTGTCAGCTTTTTCTTTGTGCGTTTGCACTCTCCGATATATCCAAGTACAGGGCCAAGCTTTATATCACCACTGTAGTTCCCCTTCATTGCACCTGACAAAGGTATGCGTTCAGCTTTGATGCCGTTGTCCTTGAGATAGTTAACAATCTCTCTCTCATATGCTGCACCTTTGTTTCTGCTGTGCTTACCTGGCATCTTCTTGATCTCTTGCAGGTTTGACAAGAAAGTCATACAAAGTCTGATCATGTCTGTTAGTTGCATCTTTCAGGTCATCAACATTGTCCATCAAACGTGCAAAACATTTCTCTATGCGGTCTAATCGCTCAATGATTCGCTT